TTAGATACAAGTTATACTGAAGATATTATAAATGCAACAGGTGGTGGAACTGCACCTACTAATCCTAAATATGTGAAGTCTTTTGCTAATCATATGTTTTATGCTGGAATGTCAGATGCTACACATAATATCGTATTTTCAGGACCTTATACAGAAGATGATTTTGATACAGGTGGTGGAGAAATAAAAGTTGGAGATGTTGTTACTGGATTAAAAGTATTTCGGGATGAATTATTTATATTCTGTCAAAGACGAATTTATAAAATAACAGGAACAAGTTCTAGTAACTTTGCTTTGGCGGAAGTTGCTAAAAACGTTGGTACCATAGCTCATCATTCTATTCAAGAGATAAGTGGAGATTTATTATTTTTATCTGCCGATGGAATTAGAACGGTTGCGGGTACAGAAAGAATTGGTGACGTTGAACTTGGTACGGTTTCAAAACAAATACAAGATAGAATTAATGATATTACTTATACTAATGTTACATCCTTAGTAATAAGAGATAAATCTCAGTATCGTTTATTTTATCCAACCGATGGAGCTGAAGATAGTTCGAAAGGTATTATTGCAGTTATTAAAGTTAATCCTAATACAGGACAATTAGGATATGAATATGCGGATATAAAAGGATTAAAAGTTTCTTGTTGTGATTCAGATTATATTAGTAATACTGAAACTGTTGTATCAGGTGGATATGATGGATATATTTATAAACAAGAATCAGGAAATGTATGGACAAGAGCAAGCGGAACAGATGCTCTTGATTCAACTTACAGATCACCAGATATGACAATGGGTGATCCTGGAATTAGAAAATCAATGGAAAGAATAAATTTAAACTGGAAACCCGAAGGTGAAGTTAGTGCTAGTTTATATTTACAATATAATTATAATGATATAAGTACTCCTCAGCCTAGTTTAATTAGTTTAACATCATCTGGTAGTGGGGCTTATTACGGAACAGGAACATTTGGAGCAGCAGCTTTTGGTCAAGGAGATTTACCGATTACAAGAAAATCAGTAGAGGGATCAGGATTTGCTGTTGCAGTAAAAATAACAGATACAAGTACAAATCTACCTTGGTCAATCCGAGGATTTCAATTAGAGTTCGTACCAGGAGGACGAAGATAAAATGGGAGCAACATATACTAGACAAAGTTCATCAGGCATTACAGACGGTGCAGTAATTGAAGCATCAGATCTTAATAATGAATTTGATCAACTTCTTGCCGCTTTTGTAGCATCAACAGGGCATACACATGATGGTACTGCCGCAGAAGGTGGACCAGTAACAAAATTATTAGGAACTGCAATCACGATTGGTGATGGTACTTCTGGTACAGATATAGCTGTAACCTTTGATGGTGAATCAGCAGATGGTGTGCTTACATGGATGGAAGACGAGGATTACTTTAAATTCTCTGATGAAGTCCTAATGAATAGTACAGAAAAATTACTATTCGGAGATACAGGAACATATATATATCAATCAGCAGATGGTGTATTAGATTTAGTATCAGATTCTGAAATAGAAATTAACGCAACTACAATAGATATTAATGGTGCAGTTGCAATGGATGGTGCTATTACTGGTGCCACTAATATTACCCTATCAGGTGAATTAGATGCAGCAACTTTAGATATTTCTGGAAATGCAGATATAGATGGAACAACAAATTTAGATGCAGTTGATATTGATGGTGCGGTACAACTCGATGCAGCATTTACAGTTGGTGTTGATGATACTGGCTATGATGTAAAATTCTTTGGAGATACAGCAAGTGCTTATATGTTATGGGATACATCAGCAGATGATCTTGTATTAGCAGGTGCTGCTGGAATTGATCTTGCTGGTGATATAGACGTTGATGGTACAGCTAATTTAGATAATACAGATATAGATGGAACTTTTGCTGTTGATGGTACAACAATTTCATTAGATGCAACAACATCATTAAACATTGATAATTCGAATACTTCAAATGGTGTCACGATAGCTACAGCAACTTCAGGTGTACCTATTTCAATTGGTCACTCAACATCAGAAACAACAGTTAATGATAATTTAACTGTAACTGGAAATATAAGTATTGGTGGAAATTTTGATGTCACTGGAACTATAGATTTAAGTGATTCTGATTTTACTAATGCTGGAGATATTCAATTAGATTCTATTACAGGAGATGGAGATACTAATACTTCTATAACTTTTTCTGGATCAGATGTTATTACAATAACAGCTGGAGGAGATACTCAATTTACATTTAATAATGGGTCTATTCTTCCAACAACAGATAATGATATTGATTTAGGTAGTTCATCTTATCAATTTAAAGATGCTTATATTAATGGAACGTTAGAAGCAGATGCTATTACAATTGGAGGTACAGCTATTGGATCAATTTATGGTGTTGTAGCAGGTAGTTCTAGTATTGTAACAACAGGTGCATTAGATTCTGGATCAATTACTTCAGGATTTGGTTCTATTGATAATGGAACTTCAAATATAAGATCTGCAACAATTACAGCAGAGACTGCATTCGTACCTGATGCTTCAGGTGGAGCTGATTTAGGAACAGCAGCATTAGAATTTAATGATGCGTTCTTTAATGATAGTGCAGTAATTAATTTTGGAGATGATCAAGATATAACTTTAACACACGTAGCAGATACAGGCTTAACAATGGCTTGTGCACATGCAAATGGAACTAATCTTCAATTAAATAATACAGCATCTGATGGAGATGCAGCAATTCAGTTTGCTTTAAGTGGAACTGTAGCATATACAATGGGTGTTGAAGATGGAGACTCTGATAAGTTTGTAATTAATTATGGAACAGGTGCACTAGGTGCACAACCTGCTTTAGAAATTAGTTCAGCAGGAGCAGTAACCGTTCCAGGAGATTTAACAGTTTCAGGAACATTAACAGGAGCAGCATCAGCAGGGTTCGCTTTGGCGATGGCTGTTGCCTTGTAATTTATAGGAGAGTAAAATATGGCACAAGACTTTAGAAATGTCGTAGCACGAGATCAAGGAACATCAGCAGCAGCAATACTGACTGGTGGAAATTATGATGCTGTAATAGGCATTCGTGTTGCTAATATTCTCACGACTACAGTAAAAGTGGATATTTATGTTGTACGAAGTACAGCAAATTATTACTTATGCAAAAATACTCCAATTCCCCCAGGTGGATCAATTGAATTGATTCAAGGTGGATCAAAAGTTGTTTTAGCTAGTGGTGATGTATTATGGCACGATTGTGATACTGACAATGCAATTGACCTTTGGGTTAGTTACATAGATACAATTAGTAGTTAATAGGAAAAATATATGAGTGAAGTAACAATTCTTAATGGAATACAGTACATTGGGTGTACAGCACCTAATGAATCTATACTGCATCATACAGGCACAATGGATACAAGTCAAACAATAGAAAATGCTGTACTCGCAGGACCAGTAAGTTTTACTAATACAGTAATTATTACTGGAAATGTAGTAGTAGTATAAGGAGATATAATGGGAGTAGAACTAGACGGTGCAAATCAAAAAGTTGTCTTAGACAACGACAGTGATACATATCTACAAGCCAGTACAGACGATACATTAGATATCTATATCGCTGGGGCTAAAGATTTTGTTATTACTGCTAATACTTTAACAGCTGAATCAGGTAGTGGTGTTGTTGTTCCTGATGGAGGTCTTACTTTAGGAAGTACAGCAATATCTTCAACAGCAGCAGAATTAAATTATAATGATATTGCAACTTTAGGTACAACAGCTGCATCTAAAGCTTTTACAGCAGATGCTAATAACTTAACTAAAATAACAGGTGCTGTTTATATGGAAGAAGCTACATTAACCTTTGATGCAACACAAGATTGGGATGTTAGAGCTTCTCCAGTTGCTAAAGTTACATTAACAGCTAATGTAACCTTTGATGCACCAACTAATCCAACAACTGGACAATTCATTTCTATTGTTTGTATACAAGATGGCACAGGTTCAAGAACAATTGCTTGGAACGCAGTATTCGAATTTACAGCGGACACTGCCCCAACTGCTACCACTACTGCTAATTATGGTGATATGTTCACATTTCGTTATAATGGTAGTAAATGGCTC